CACGAGCCAAAAACAGATCAAACAGGAAAGCTTAGAGTTGCACCGAAAACGAAGAATAACGGACCGGATTGATTCTATCTAAATCGGTATATTATATTTCGTCTCTATGCGTTTGTACTTAGTAAAGAATCTTTTTATCTTTGAGACTAATTTAGGGTCAATGCCAAACTGTTTCAAAAACTTTGAATACCTTCTAGGTAACTCTTTTAGAAAGCTTGCAATACTATATACAGTACCCGTAAGATACCTAATATAATACCACCTTGATTTACTATCCAGCCTCTTCCTTGCAAATGGTCTGGTATTGTCTTTTAACCAATTTTCAACGAAACCAGTATCCCAATTGATTTTATATTCATCGTTTAGGATGGGAACCACTCTATCACCCATAGTTGCTGAAATTTTCCCATAAACTATTTCAGGTCGCACAGAAAAGTATGTTTGTTCATTAAACAAATGAATATAATTACGAATTTCATTCGTAAATTCACCAAACTTATCTTTACTATGCCCACCTTCTATAATCTTTGACCAACTTAAATATTTTGCAACAAGATTTATACTTTCCTCATGATTAACGAAAGTTTGACTTTGTGAAAATATGAAATTCATCTTTTCAGCATAAGTACTCACTTTAGTTTGTGGACAAGATAATCTTGTCTTAATTGATTTAGGTGGTGTTGTAGGAATAGCCACATCATTTCCATTCTCGTCTTTGCCCCAATATAGGCATGTTTTCAAGAAAGAAACGCTTTTATCTGGGTCCTCATTTATAGGCGGTCCACTCATCTCGATTTTAATTTCCATGTTAAACTTCTTCTTTACCCATGAAATTAAGTTATCTTTATCAAACTTAACTTCATTCATGAAGAATATTTTACCATCATCACCTGATACGTCGTATGTATACTCTGTATTTTTAAAGGCAGGGTATGATGAACATATAAATTCACATAAAATCGCATTGGCTACCGAGTTTATAATTGATGTCCAAACAGTACCACTTGGAAGCCCTTGTTTCACAAAGAAAAGATTAGAGTCTGATTGCAATACCTGCTTATTCAGCAACCCGTCACAGAAATAAGTGAAAAGGTTGTCCAATTCTTTCGACTCTTCAAACATACCTCTAACAAAACCGAAAGCAGCTATAATTATGTCTGCACGCTGTGATGAATCAAAGAAAGTCCAATCAATTTCTATAGAAAACGGGTATATCTTATCATTACTTGTTATTTCATGATATCCTTGATATGCATTCGTTTTAGATAGTACGATTGGAGTCTTACCCATGTGAGCTAAATGTTTCTCTATAAGGTAAGTGTATGGGCGAGCTAAAGCATACTCTACCATATCCTGCATCATCACAAGTCTGCATTCTAGATTGTCTCCTGGTACTTTGCCTTTATTCCTTTTCGCTCTATCACCAAGTGAGTAAATCGACCAGTTTTCTGTTGGCTTCTTAATTACTTTATCATATAATATAGAAGCTGTTTTACAAGCTGTCGACCAAGCATCCTTCTTTGTTCTATAAAGGAAACCTGTCTCACCACCTGGGTTTGCGTTTGGTCTAATTGGCATATACCAGATCGCTGCTTTACATGGATTGCGTAGAGTATCACAAGTAGGCATTTTGTCTATAGCTTGTTTTAATTTGTTCTTACATCTGTTTAAACTTTTGAACTTCCAGTTATTTTCACGTGAAAAAGCTCTAAAGTGCGGTAATGAACCAGAGAAACCTCCACCAACACAAACTTG